ATCCCAAAATGCAATCTCAGCTTGTTCCAGAGCGGCAATATCATCGTCGTTTCGTTCTACTACCCACGACACGAAATGATTGCCACCGATAAGGCAAGCAATGTACCAGCGGGGAAGTCCCGAAACCAGCATATAATGCTGGCACTGCACATAGTAGTTAGGCGGGATTTCCCCTTCGTCCCATTCTTCGCGTTTGAAGGCATTGGAAGTCTTGCATTCAAGCCCTGCATCCTCACCGACAAGTAGCCGGTCAAAAGAGGCGGTCATAAATGGGTATTTGTTGCTGCGGAACAAGCCGCACTTGCGGACCTTCTTGCCTTCCCTGCGGCAAAATTCATCTGCTACCACCTGCTCCAGAATGGTGCCGAAGTGGACACATTCGTTTTCGGAAATATCTTCCTGCTGAGATTGGCCGGTCTTTTCCAGCCAAAGCGTATATTCGGATTTCCATGGGTTCATCCCGACGATGGCAGCGGCTTCACTGCCGCCGATGCTGTCATTGCGAACTTTGAGCCATGCCTCGCGGTTTTCGATTTCCGCAGCGGTCATAATCATGGTGCAATGGTCTTTCAGGCTCATCTTCTCTCATCCCTCTCTGCATCCATAAGCCAATCCATTGCCTCGCAGTAAGCTTCTTCGTCTTTTTCCTGCTCGGCTTTCTCGGCCAAATAATCATAAAGCCGGGAATCTTGAATATCATCATTTATCGTCATCAGCCTTTGCCTCCTTTCCGAAAATATGCTATAATGAGCTTGCGTTTCAAAGAGAATAGCTCTACACAGTTTGCTTGAGTGTTTTGCGATTGTCATTCAAGCTCATGTGAAAAGGTTCGGTTTTTACCGGGCCTTTTTTGTTGTCCAAAAATCAGTGAAAGCGGCTTGCATTGCTATGAACCACCTTCATGTGAGGCTGCCTGCGATGCCTGGGAATGTAGTTATCCTCGCAGGTCTTATCATCGTGACAAACTGGGGCCATGCCGGAGCCTACCCAAATCAAATCGTATGTTTCGCCTTCCTCGAATTCTCGGCCGCATCTAAAACAGGTCGGTTTTCGCTTTCGCAAAGCTCCTCAGCTCCTTTTCCACAGTTCCTGGTGCTGTTGGAAGATACCCATTGCGATTTTCAAATCGTCGCAAATCTCGCTCGCTTCGATTCCTGTCAATTCGTGCATACGCCAAATCAAATTGGCCATAGTGAAAATCACTTCGGGATGGCTCCCATCAATGTGAATCTGCACATTGACTCCATCGGCTGTTTTTGTCGAGGCTGCCGCGATTGAGGCTAACGGCTTGCCTGCCATAATATGGTCAATAGCCTTTTTAAATTCATTTTCCATTCGTCGAATTCTCCTTCTTTACCCAATAGGTTATTTTGAGCTTTTGGCCCGGATGAATGTGCCCGGAGTTCCCATGTTGAAGCGCAGGGTTATTTTCGATGATGCCTTCCTCAAATTCGAGGATGTACCTGCGGCCCCCGGTGTTTTTCTCCAGATACGTTTCGGCAATGTGGCGAAGGGTATCGCCATTTTTGACAACATAGGTTTCCTCAACGAGTTGTTGGTCGCCATCGTAGAAACCAGTCAAGAGAACTGCCGCCCCAATCAGCGCCGCCCCGCCGACAAACTTCTTTATCAGCGACTCAAGCCGCTTTTTCCTGTCCTGCTGCTCCTTAATGAGCTCGTCCCATTCCTGCATCGGAATCCTCCTTCGTCTGCGTGATGGCCTTGGCCGCCTTCTCGGCCTCAGCCTTCCAAATCTTCTTCGTCCTCCGGGCAAATTCATCGGCAAGCTGTTCGAAGGGAACGCCCGGAGAATCCTTCACTTCCAGCACTTCGCCAGTGGTGGCGCTCAGCTTGATAATCATGGTGCCCTCCTTTCTCGGCAGGAAGTCCCTGCCTCATGTCGAACCTCCTATGATGGAGGTGATAACGATGGAACTTCATAAAATCAAACAAGTTACAGAAACTCATGATGTGGAAACCGTAAACAAGATGTTAAAAAACGGCTGGGTTCTGCTTGAAGTTTACAAAGCCGATAATTACGGTGGCCCTTATCCGCTAGAACGTGCTTATTACGTTCTGGGCCGTGAAGAATCATCTGATTAACTGCTGTAGTGGCTTTGTCGTTGCCAGGATAAAAGAGACTCTACCTTTATCCTGCTTATAAACTTCCAGCAATGTCCATCCACTTGCCAAAAGATGATTAACTTCGTCAAAATCAAGCTCCGACGATATGCGCACCTCTCTTATGCGCTGAACATCTTGAAGCCGGAAAGCTCTTTTTCCCCCTGCCGCCATTGCGGTAGGGCTTTTTTCTTTTGTCTGTTCGCCCATGTCTATGCCTCCTTATGCAGTCCGTTCAATGACTGGCAAAATGCCCTGCTCTTTCAGCTTCTCATACAGAAACAGCCGCCCTTTCTGTGTCCACTTCGTATTCATGGCCACATCATCGCGACCATCTTTGTGCTTGAAGTTGACTGTTTCGGAATGGGTATAGCCTTTGGCTTGATATTTGCTGTACAGGAGCCATTGGCGCCCCATCTTGTAGATGATTTTCATTTCGTGGAGCTTTTCATTCATTGCCACACCGCTCATGCCGTAATCTTTCGCGATGGCAGTTATAGGCACAAGCCCTTTGTTTTGCAGAATCATGTCGGTGTAGTCGGCTTTCGGTTTTAACTCCCCGATAATCTGCTCTTGCCTTGCGTTGTTCGCTTCCAGCAACGCCACCTGCTGGCGATGGGCCTTTTGTTCCTCCGCCCACTTCAAGGCTCTTTCGATGGGGTCGGCTATCATGTAACTATCGCTCGACTGCGCTTTCAGCCGCTTTTCCATTTCGTTGAATGCCTCGATGTATTTGATTTTCCACTGCATCGCCTTGGCTCCAGTAAAGCCCATCACCAAAAGGCTGAATCCATCGCGGTTCATTAGGTACATTTTGTTTGACTTGCCGCTGCCATCTTTGTAGGTGGTTTCATAAAAAAATGACTGGGCACAATTTTGTGCTGAGTTATCGCTCAAGCCATTTTTGGCCTCAGTGATGATGTTTTCGATAGAACGAAGGACCGTTTTGTGTGGTTTGTCAAAAACCTCACCTACTTTACGGCTATCCGTAACCACCTGCTCGTTTTCAACCTGCACCAGTTCGTTGATGTCGGTATTGGCGATTGTCATTACTTTCATCGTTTTCTCCTTCCTACTCTTAAAGAGTAATCACTCTCCAAAAAAATTGATGTCCGAATACTGGACACCGTATAGCTGTTCCATCTTTTTGATGATAGGAACATCGGGGTAAGTCCGCCCTGCTTCATAATTAGCAAGGGTTTCCTTCCTTATGCCTAGCGCTTTGGCGGCTTCGACTTGTGTCAAATTCTTATTCACGCGACAGGCTCTAAGGGTCAAGCTCATACAATCACTCCCTTCATTACCCTTAAAGAGTATCTCTGACAACTCTTATATTACTACCCTTTAAGGGTAATGTCAACACCTAAAGAGTAATTTTTTTACTTTTTTGTTGTTTTCTATACTCTTTAGGGATAAAATATTTAGTATGAAGGAGGTTTTATGTATGAACAACTTAGGAAATAAAAGCGTTATGGCTGAGAACATTCAGTATTATCTTGACCTAAATCACAAAGAACGTGCCGACCTTTGCCGTGACCTTGGGTTTAAGTACACTACTGTCTCAAACTGGTTGCAAGGCGTAAAGTATCCACGGATAGACAAAATTGAAATGATGGCTCGTTACTTTGGGATAACAAAAGCTGACTTGGTAGAAAAGAGGAATACATCTCCCCCACCGAACGCCATCCCCCTGGACACCTACACATACAAAATCCCCCTGCTTGGCAGAGTAGCCGCAGGGGAACCGATATATGCAGACGAGCATATTGAGAGCTATGAATATATCGACAGCCGGTATAAAGACGATGGCAACGAGTATTTTGCCCTGCGCATCGATGGCCAGAGCATGGAGCCGACGATTATGGATGGGGATATCGTAATCGTCCGCCAGCAGTCCTTTGCCGAAAATGGGCAGATTGCAATTGTGCTGATAGATGGGGAAGATGCCACCGCGAAGGAAGTAAGGGAGTCCGCCGATGGAATTACCCTCATCGGGCACAATGTCGCAGTCTATACGCCACACTTCTACTCCCACAAGCAGATTGAGGAGCTGCCGGTGAAGATTATCGGCGTGGTTACTGAGATTAGGCGCAGGCTGATGGTGTGAGGGCAGCCCCAGCAATCAAAAAGGAGGTGAATTATTATGCTAAACGCCGTAATTTATGCCCGGTATTCATCGGACAATCAGCGGGAAGAATCCATCGATGCCCAGCTCCGTATCTGCCGGCGACATTGTGAAGATAGGAATTATCGCATAGTACATGAGTATATCGACGAGGCTTTCACCGCTACTAATGACCGCCGCCCGGACTATCAGCAGATGATTAAGGATGCCAAAAAGGGCGGGTTCCAGGTCGCTGTATTTCATAAGGTCAACCGAAACGCCCGCAACGAATACGACTACTACTTTAACAAAATGCAGCTAATTCGTGCCGGTGTTACTGTGGAATATGCAGGGCAGGCTTTTGATACCACCACCGCCGAAGGGCAATTGATGGAAAATCAGCTGGTCGGGATGGCAGCTTACTTCTCCCGCAATCTTTCCAAAGAAGTCAAAAAGGGACAAAATGAAAACGCCCTCAAATGTGTCCATAACGGTGGTACGCCCCCGCTCGGTTATGATGTAGGCCCAGATAGGCATTATGTGATAAACGAGCAAGAGGCGCGTGCTGTACGCCTCATTTTCGATATGTATACCAATGGCCACCGCTATCCCGAAATTGTCGAGGAATGCAATCGCCGGGGATATACCACCAAATCAGGCGGGGAGTTCCGCTATACTTCCCTGCATGATATCCTTGCCAATCAGAAATATGCAGGTTTTTACGTTTATGGCAAAAATAGAGGCCCTCGCAATATGCCCCGCAATGGCCACAAGAACTGTGAAGATGCCTGTGTGATTGAGGGCGGTATTCCTGCCATCATTGACATGGACACGTGGAAAAAGGCCTGTGCCTGCATGGATAAGCACAAGCGGGCTCCTGGGAGTGTCCGGGCAAAAGTTGAATACCTGCTGAGTGACCTAATCACCTGTGGGGAGTGTCACCAAAAAATGCAGGGCAATAGCTACCGGCACCAGCTAAAAACCAAAGTGAAGGAATATCTTTACTATCGGTGCCCGAACTGTGGCAGGCAGATAAAAGGCCGCCCACTGGAAAAGCAGGTCATTGATGTTATCCGGCACTCGATACTGAATAACCGGCACATCCGCTCCATCGTTGACTCCATCAATGCCAGGCTGGAAGAAAGCAACATGGAATTTACTGCGGAAATTCACTCCCTGCAGAGCCAGATTAGCACACTGGAGCAATCCAACGATAGATTGATGAGCTTATTGGAGACAGGGGAAATTTCTGACCTGCTCATCGCACGAATCAAAAAGAATTCTGAGAAAGCCGCAGCCGCCCGCCAGCGATTGGCAGAAATCAAAGAGTACAGCCGTGAGGTTTTATCGGTCGAGAAAGTCAAGGCGGTTATCAATAACTGGAAAATGACGAACAACGAGGAAGGCTATAATGCCATGATAGGCACCTTCGTCCGCTCCGTGACCGTCTACAAAGACAATATCGATGTTGACATGTACCTCTGCATAGGCTCCAATGAGTACACCTCTGAGAAATTAAAGAAAAGCCTTGCCAAATAAGGCAGGGCAGATTTTAGGAGTTTGCAAGGGTGAGCCTTGTCTCCACCATTCTAACTCCTAATTAGCTTAGAAATAAGTTAATTGATATAAAGTAAAGGCACCTTTTACCGGGTGCCTTTTTTGTATACACAAAAAAAGGGCAAGGAATTCAATCCCTGCCCTCTCTGTGGTCAATCATTGCGGTTTATTCCTGCTCCGGCTGCAAAACCGAAGCGTCACCGCCTTTCTTTTCAGCGCTTGCCGCTGCCTTCGTCAAAACGATTTTGAGAACGAACACGCCACCGTTGATGGCCATAGGAAGAACAAACGCATCACGAATCTTGCACCAGCCCGTTTCGGTTGCTGCATCCTTCTGGCACTCATCCACGACACCATCAGCGAAGGTTTCAATAAACTCAATGCCCTCGGTTTCTGCCCAGCCTACGAGACGGTTTTTCAACTCTTTGCCGACCTCCTCGGCCTTGATAGCATCCAGCAAGCTATCACGCACCTGCACCCATTTACTCATAGTGAATTCCTCCAATCGTTTGAAATCGTTCGAAGATATCGCGCAATGTCCACCGCAGGCAATACGTTTTCTCATGGCCATGAATAAACTGTATTTGATTGGTGGACAATATGCGGCTAAATCGTTCGACAATCGTTTGTTAATTCGTTTTAACTCAATCCTAATTCGTTTTTAACTCGATAGCATTTCGCTATTGAGTTAAGTTAATACAGCCCGGCTCGGTCATTGATGACGAAAATCCGCAGCATGTCCAGAGACAAGTCGAGGCTTTCGCCATTACCCTGCAGCAGCCCCTTGCTAATCATCTTTTCGACCGTCGGTTTCGCCCAATCCGGTACAGCGTCCACGGTATTGAATCGCTCCATGCCTCTGCCGCCCTGCTTGCCGCCGTCCTGCTCTGCTGGCGGTTCGCTTTCGGCCTCTGCTTCTTCTATGCCGTGGGTCTGATTGTAGTAAAAGATGGCCTTCCCCGTAATCGTGCCATCGTCCAGCAATGCCTGGAGGTTTACGCCGGGGCAAGATGTGGCCATGAGTTCCCCGTGGCCGACGATATGGTCGCGGTCAATGGGAATCCCGTAACGGTCGCAGATGTCTGAAACAAGTGCGCCGCAACGGTCAAGCTGCTCTGCCGTCGGCTCTGCGTCCTCAAAATCCCCGGAAAGATGTATGCCGATGGTATGGCTGTTTTCGCCGAATGCGTGGCTGCCGATTGCCCACTCCGGGCGGCCTCTTTCGATTGTCCCGTCCTTGCGGATAACGTAATGGTAGCCAATACCTGCCCACCCATTACCGAGGTGCCAGCCGTGAATCTGCTCTGCGCTTGCGTCCATATCCGGGCTGCCTGTGTGGTGGATAACGACCATGTCCGTGTAGCTTCTTTCGGATAAGCTGTTAAAACTGAGGTCAGTCTCTTTAATATCAACACTCATTTTTCTTCTTCTCCTTTCGTTTGCGAGGTTCTCTTGTTTCTTTGCGAGGTTCTATTATTTTCTTTTCCCTCGCTTGTCGGGGCGGTAATTTCTTGGAAACGGACACATCTCAAATAATGAGTATTCCATTTCTTGAATCTGTTTCGGGTAAAAACCTTGCCGCCTTGCTACGTAGGCAAACGCGTAAAATTTTTCGTACAGTTCTGTCCATGCTAAACCATTCATTTACCCTCTTTTCTCTCGCGCTTTCTTTTCACGGGATAGCTGTTCTAAAGTTTTTTTGACAACATCAGGTATCGGCACGCCAGCCTTGGCCGCATTCTCAACTATACTCAGGCCTTCGTTGGCAATGTAGAAAAATATCGCTAATGTACATACCTGCGTGGTGCCCAGCACAGTATCAACAAAATGGGCCAGTGCCACAACGAGCAGAATATAAATCTTTCTCGCGATACCTTTGAATCCTTTTTGGCTGTTAAGCGCCAGATGCGGATTGATACAAGCCGCCAAAAAACCGCTCACATAATCAAGCACCATCAGCACAAGCAAAGCTTCAATGGCATCATTCCAGCCTCCAAAGAAATAGCTTGATACTGCTGCTGGTACGCCGATAATCGTCCCCAATACAGCCTCAAGCCGTACGGGGATAAGCGACTTCAAAATCTCGAAAACATTCATGTCTTTTGTCCCTTCGTCCATGTTCGTTCCTCCTAACTTTGCACTGCCAGCCGCCTGCCGGTGGCGCTCTTTCCGTCATATCCTGCCTCCTAGAATGTTCTGTGTACTACCCAAATAACTCCATCACTGATAATTACGCCACCAACATCAGCAGCTAGGTCTCCTAAGTGGTCATGTGTAGCATGGCCTTTGTTGTGGTCATAAATTTCTTTCCCTACAAAGATTGTGTCGAGTATGCAGTATCGTGTTGCCTTTTTGACGCCCATCGCTTCCAGTGCTAAGTTCATCCCCGCCGCAGCGCCTATGTGCTTTTGCTTGTCTTGTGGAATTCCACCGGCAAAACAAAATGTCGGCGCAATCAAAAGGATATATGTCATCACAATAGCGCTGAGCGCCATACGAATCTTTTTCATAATAATCATTTACCTCCTTTTGTCAGTACAAGGTTTTCGAATAGTTTTGCCCTCAAAGAATGAGAATCGCAATGCTGCATCATTCCCAGATAACTCATCAGGCTGTTTCTGAATCTGCCTGCTTTAATTTCTCCCCTGGCAAATTCTTTTCGTAAGTGTTTAATACGGTGTTTCATTTTTATTGCTGACTTCTTCCGCAGTCTTATATGAGTTCTCCACACTCTATAACCGCAGAAATCAACGCCCTGTGTTTCTGTTCGGATGGATGTTTTATTGTTGAGCTTCAAGGCCAGTTTATTCGTGAAGTAATCATCCATAGCATGGAGCACTTCCCATAGCCTTTTCTTATCCGTATCGACAACAACAACATCGTCCATGTAGCGGATATAATATTTACATCCTAATATTTCTTTTGCAAAGTGGTCTGCTCCGTTTAGATAAAGGTTTGCAATCATTTGAGAAGATAAATTCCCAATCGGCATACCGACATTTGACAATCTTTTGCCGGTATAATTCCAATCATCAACCTCAATACCAAAACTGTGGTCGCTTCGAATTATCGTTTCCAATAGCCAAAGCAAATCTTCATCTTTGATTATTCTCCCCAAAATCCCCATGAGTACATCGTGGTTTATTCGGTAGAAGTATTTGCTGATATCCATTTTGAGGATATACGCCGTTCCCGGCTGCGCCCGGATGTACTGCTTTAACTTCGCCACTGCTCTGTGAGAGCCACCACCATTCCTACATCCATACGATGTGGAAATGTAACGTTTATCAAGCAGCGGATTGAGCTGGCGATATATGGCCCACTGAACCACTCTATCCTTGAAAGGCAACGACATAATCAGCCGTTTCTTAGGGTCATAAACAAAAAACTCATTGTACCGACCTACTTTGTAAGTCTTGTAAATGAGTTCGTTTTGAATCTGTATCAAATTTTCTTCAAGGTTAGCAGTGAATCGCATAACATCATGCCTATATCGTTTGCCTTTCCTCGCCTCCAGATAAGCCTCATAAAGATTTTCAAAGTCATAAATTTTGCTATATAAATTGCTAATTCTTTTCATTAGGTATAAAAACTTCTTTCTTTAGATATCTAAAACAACACTACGATACATTTTTCACGGTCAGCTACTAACTGCATCGTTCCGTTTTTATTTTTTTATTGCAGTATCTGCCCCTGCAATAACGGAGAATAACCCCTTTATACTTCATGTACTGGATATAGCCCCGTGAGGTTATAACTTCTGACTAATTGAAGTAAAGCGGAGCGGAAACCGATGTTGCTGTTCGAGTTCGAGCGCGGGTTGTTCAAATTCAGCGCGAACAGGCCCGCATTCGCCTGGTTGTTCCAATTGCCACCCGATAACGGATAGATGGCTATTCCCCAATATAAATTTTTTATTTATCCGTGGATTGAATCCAGCCGCCTAACATTCTACCCACTTCTTCGATTGCCCGCGATAATCGTTCATAGCGTTTGGTATTCATGTATTTACGGCTATGCCCCATTCGGATAAAATTCTTTAATACACACAATTCTACATCAGCGTCCTTTAATGTCGTTTTCTTATAATACTTTTTCGCCGCCGTGATGATTAATCTATAAAAGTTTAATCCGGCCTGCTTTGTATCTGCTCCCAGTGCAAATTTTTCGGATTTCGGATATTGTGCTATTGCATCGTAAAGTTCATCCAGTAAATCATTTGTTTTTGTAATTATTGGCAGTGTGTTAATTCTTCTCAATCCTTCCAAAAAAAATTTATAAAAAATGGGGCAGGCTATCGCCCGCCCCAACAAAACACAAGTGGCAAGGGTCAAATCGCAATATAAGCGGAGCGGAAACCGATGTGGCTGAGCGAGCTCGAGCGCGGGCCGGACAAACGCAGCGCGAACAGGCCCGCATTCGCCTGGTAGTGCCAATTGCCACCCGATAACGGAATCCGTTCACCATCCGTATTGCACCAGAAATGGTCGTCGGTCGTGTTGCCGGAGGTCGGAGCTGCCGCCAGTGCTTTGAGAGAGGCAGGAATCGTGAAACCGCTATTAGCCACCAAATCCTTGAAGTTGCCATCGATGTTCTTTGCATTCGTCCGGGAAGCACCGATTTTCAGGCCATCGCCCATGTATACAGCTCCAGTATCTACCCATCCGGCAGTGCTATTTTCAACATTCTTCGTGTCGAAGTTGTTCATAGCTGCGCCGCCTTCGCCGTGGATGTAGATGTGGCCATCGATGATTTTCAGGCCATCATTCCATTCCAAGACATTGCCGCAGAGGTCAGAAATGCCATAGGGAGTATTATCGTGGTTCCAGCTCTGCGGACCGGAGCCGGTCAGCGTACGGGAATCACCGCCCATAACGCCATGCTCATGAGCTGCATCATAAGCCTTGCCATAATTCGTGTTGCCGCGAGGCATAAAGCCGTTAGCTTTGCACCACAGCGCAATAGCCGCCCACTCTGCGCGAGTCATAATATGCCAACCCCGGCCTTTCGCATCGCAAGCTGCCTTTGCCTGGTCGAAAGTGATGTAGGCTTTCGGGTCCTCGTGAGCCAGCGAATAAGCCTTGCCACCTACAACGATATTCTGGTATTTCGAAATGAAGATTTCCGGCACTTCTTTGCCATGCACGATGAAAGCGGGATGTACACCGGTGCCGAGGTCAGCATCCACATCTTCCATATTGAATTTCGGGATAACGCACATCACAGACGGATTGCCAGCGTTATCGTACATGAGTGTCATTTTGCCACCGGAAACGTGTTCGATGGCTTTTCGGTCTTTGTCAATGATAAAG